AGAAGAAATTATCAAGGACGGCGACAAGGCCATCCTCCCCTCCGTCACCCGCTGCGCCAGCGGCTACCGTATCACCGCCCTGTCCAGTCGTCCCTCCAACCTGCGCGGCAAACAGGGCTACGTCATCATTGACGAGGCCGCCTTCCACGACCAGCTCGACGAACTCATCAAGGCCGCCATTGCCCTGCTGATGTGGGGCGGCAAAGTCGCCATCATCAGTACCCACGACGGCGTGGACAACCCCTTCAACCAGCTCTGCGAAGACATCCGCGCCGGCAGGAAACCCTACGCCCTGCACAAAACCACCTTTGACGATGCCGTCGCCGACGGCCTCTACCGCCGCATTTGCCAAGTACGCAAACAGGCGTGGACGGCGGCAGACGAAGCAGCATGGGTGGCGGATATGTACGGACAATACGGTGACGCCGCCGACGAAGAACTCCGCGTCATCCCCTCAAATAGCGGCGGTGCCGTTCTTTCTCGCGCCCTGCTCGAACTGCGCACCGAGGCTGTGCCGGTGCTGCGCCTCGCCAAGCCCGACAGCTGGACCGAATACGCCGAACACCTGCGTGCCGCCGACATCGCCGACCGCCTGCAGGCATCCCGCCAAAGACTGGCGGGCGTGCAGATTGAAACGGGCTCATGGCATAAGTGTTTTGCCAGCTACAACCGCCCGCACAGCTTCTTCTACCTCGACCCGCCATACTGGCAGACCGCAGGATACGGCGGTAGTTTCGAGTGGGCGCAGTACGAAAAGCTGGCCGAAACCATGGCTGATGCGCAGGGTAAAGCTATGCTCTCCATCAATGACCACCCCGACATCCGCGCCCTCTTCAAAGATTTCAGCACCACCCACCTCGAACTGGCATACAGCATCAACCGCGACAAAACGCAAAAGACCAGCGGCGAGCTGGTCATCTGCAACTGGTAGATAGTGGGCTGGAAAAGCCCCTCAGTACGCCTGCCGCTCGCAGGGCTGAAAAGCTTATGACACAGTATCCCGACAATTTTTCCGAAAGAGGTAAGACATGGCTCAAGCCAACCGCCATCACGGCGTCACCACGACCGAAAGCACCGAAGGCGTCCGCTATATCTCCGACATTTCCACCGCCGTTATCGGCATGGTATGCACCGCCGATGATGCCGATACCGCCGCTTTTCCGCTGAACAAACCCGTCTTCTATGCCTCGGCCGCCGAGGTTATCGGCAAGGCGGGCAACAAGGGCACGCTGGCCAAATCGCTGGACGGCATCATCGACCAGGCGGACGCACAGATTGTGATAGTGCGCGTGCCGCACGATGCGAACGCCGATGCGCTCAAAGCCAACGTTATCGGCACGAACAGCGGCGGCGTGTCCACCGGCATCCAAGCGCTGCGCCGCGCCAAATCCGCCTGCGGCTTTGTGCCGAAGATTCTCGGCGCGCCGGAATTGGACAGTCAGGCCGTTGCCGCCGAACTGGTCGGCGTGGCGCAGGACACCCGCGCCTTTGTATACGCATCAGCAGGCGGTGCGGCCGACCTGGACGAAGTCAAAGCCTACCGCGCCAACTTCGGCCAGCGCGAAATCATGCTGGTGGACAACGAGTTCACCACCTTCGATCCGGTATCGAAAACCGAGGTCAAAGCCGCCACCATTGCCCGCATTCTCGGCCTGCGTGCCAAACTCGACCAGCAAATCGGCTGGCACAAATCCATTTCCAACGGCCTGATTAACGGCGTCACCGGCCTGCGCTACGCCCGCAGCTTCGACTTGCTCGACAAAAATTGCGAGGCCAACGTCCTCAACAACAACGACATCACCACCCTGGTTCGTGAAGACGGCTTCCGCGTGTGGGGCAACCGCACCTGTTCGGCCGACCCGATGATGGCGTTTGAAGTAGCAGTGCGCAGCGCCCAAGTCATTCAGGAGACCATCGCGTCGTTCTTCCTGTGGGCGATGGACAAGACGATGAGCATGGGACTGCTGCAAGACATCATCATGGGTGTGAATGCCAAGCTGGCCGAATACGTCGGCCAAGGCCGCATCCTCGGCGCCCGCGTCTTTATCTCCGATAAGAAAGTAACCGCTGAAGCCATCGGTGCGGGCATCTTTGGCATCGATTACGAATGGACTTATGTGCCGCCGCTGGAAAACCTGCAATTCCACCAGCACAACACCGGCACATTCTTCGTCAACTTGGCGGAAAAAGCCGTCGAGTTCGGCCGCACCCTCAAACCGTCCACCATCTGAGAGGCTGACACATGAACAAACTCCCCCGCGTGCTCAAAGGCTTCAACGCCTTTATCAACGGCGACAACCAGCACGGCGTGCTGGTGGAAATCACCCGCCCGAAAATCGCCCGCAAAACCGAGGACTACACCCCCGGCGGCGGCATGGGCGAAATGACCATCGTCCACGGCTTTGAAAAACTGGAGCTGGAAATCACCAGCAAGGGCTACGACGCCGACATCCTGCGGCAGATGCAGTCATCCGCCATCAGCGGCACGCTCATCCGCTATCAGGGTGCCTTGCAGCAGGAAGACGGCACGGCCTATCAGACACTGCAAGGCGAAGCACGCGGCCGCATCATCGAAGCCGACCCGGGCGGCGACAAGCAGGGCGAGGGCGGCGAGCACAAATTCAAAATCGCGCTCACCTACTGGAAAGAAACGCTGGACGGCGAAGACGTTGTCGAAATCGACATGCGCAACAACGTCGCCAAGTTCGGCGGCAAAGACGAGCGCGCCGGACTGCGTGCCGCGCTGGGCATCTGAATACTGAAGCAAAGGAAACGACATGGCCGAAGCCAATATCCGCATCAACCCCGACAACACCGTCACCGCCACCCTGTCCGACGGCAAAAGCTACGTTCTGCGCGAGCCGCGCGCCAAAGATATGGACGGCCTCTCGCAGGACTTAATCAAAATCAAGCACACCGATCAGGTGCAAAAGTTACTGGCAAAAATCAGCACGCCGCCGGTCACCCGTGCCGTCTACGGCAATCTGAGCATGGCGGATGCCGACGTGTTCAACACCTGCCTGAATTTTTTTTCAGCGCCGCCTTCGGCGAAAGCCGAGATGCGTTCTGCCTTGGCGGAGCTGGGCTACCTGTCGGACTCCGAATCCGCGCCCGCGACGCAGGCAGAATCCTAGACGCCGAAGAAAGCCTGTACGGCCTGGCCGAGGAAGAGGAGTTGCAATTCTTCAACCGGACGGAAGACTGCGCCGCACAATGCGCCTTGGTTTTCGGCGGCGGCATAGGGCAATGGCGGGATTATCCGCTGCTCGAGCTGCTGCGCTGGACAGACCGCGCCTACCGCGCCGCCACGCAGGAAGAAGACAAATAGGAAAGCCGCCTGCAATCGGAATGCAGGCGGCTTGTGTTTTTCAGACGGCCTAAGGCAGCACGAAGAAAAGAAAAAACAGGGCAATCAGCGCAACGGCAAAAGCGGCCAGCCAGACCATGCCTTCGATACCGGCCTGCGCGGCCTGCAAATCATCGTATTTGTGCATCTCAAGCTCCTGCGGGATAGATTATGGATTTGGTACAAAAGATTATCATCAAGGCCACCGACAAGGCAAGCGCGGCCATGCAGCGCGTGCGCGCCAACAGCACAGGTTTGGCCGGAGCCTTGGACAAGACCAACAAAGAGCTGAAAAAGCTGGAAGGGGCGGAAAAAAAGCTGGCAGCCTACCCCGGTTTGAAACAAAAGCTGTCCGAAACCAAGCAGGCATTCCGCGACAACCAGCGGCAGCAACAGGCGCTGCGTGAGGAAATGCGCAAAAGCGGCACGGCCACCCGCGCACAGGAGCGGGAACTGTCGCGCCTGCAAATGCAGGGACACAGGCTGCGCGACAGCTTTTTCAAACAGGCGGGCAGTATCCGCGAGCACGCCGCCGCCCTGCGCAAAAGCGGGGTCGATACCCGCAATCTGGCCGACGGGCAGCAGCTGTTGAAAAACAGAATGGAGCAGGTGTCCGCCACCGCCGTCAGACAAAAAGCCGCCTTGGAGCGGCTGGCGGCAGCGGAAGGGCGTATGAAATCGGCCGGAGCAATGGCGGGCACAATCGGCCTGAAAGCGGCGGGATACGGCTTGTTTGCCCGTCAGGTCGGCAGGGGTTTGAGCCATCCGGTGAAAGCGGCGATGGACGAAGAAGACGCCATGCTCGGCATCGTCAAGCAGGTGCAGGGGCTGAAGAATGCCGACAACAGCCTCAACCATGCGGAAATCGCCAAAGTCCGCACTGAAATACAGGGATTGAGCCGCGAGCTGCCCGTCGCCACCACCGAAATCATGGCGATGTACGAAGCGGGAGCGCGGATGGATGTGCCGCGCCAAGAGCTGGCGGGCTACGTCAAAACCGCCGCCATCGCCGCCACGGCCTTCGATGCCGAAGACATGGGCACTTTGGCGGAAAACCTCGGCCGCATCAATAAAAACTTCAAACTCAGCGCCGAACAGGGGCGCGAACTGGCCGACGTAATCAACTATTTGGACGACAACTCCCTATCTAAAGGTGCGGAGCTTATCGAGTACATGAACCGCGTTTCCGGCTCGATGGGACTGGCGAAAATCAGCGACAAAAACACCGCCGCCCTCGGCTCTACCCTGCTTTCCTCCGGCGTGGACGAATCCACCGCCGCCAATGCCGTCTCTTCCCTCTTTACCCGCCTATCCACCGCGCCCGACATGAAGCCGGTGCGCGAAGCCCTCAAAGGCTTGGGGATGGATGCCAAGGCCGTGCAGAAAGGCATGGTGACCGACGCCAATGCCACGGTGATGAAAATCATCGAAGCCGTGAAGAAAATGCCCAAAGAAAAGCAGGCCGGTTTTCTCAAAGATTTGGCGGGCGGCGAGTACAACAAAGTGTTCGCCACGCTGGTTTCCAACACCGAAGAATGGCGGCGGCAGCTGGAACTCGCCAACAGCGAAGCGGCCAAAGGCAGCATGGCACGGGAATTTGAAACGCGCGCCGGGGCGATGTCGAGCAAGTGGCAGGAGTTTAAAAACCAGTTGTTCAATACCGGGGCGGAATTGGGGATGACGCTGATGCCCGCCATCAACGAACTGCTGGACAAGGGCAGCCGCTGGCTGTCGGTAATCGGCGCATGGGTCAAGGAAAACCCTCAGCTGGCGCAGGGGCTGATGAAAGCCGCTGCCGTCGTCGGTGTGCTGGCTGCCGCATTTGCCGCTATCGGTTTTGCCGTATCGGGCGTGCTGATGCCGATGGCCGCCATGCGCTGGGCGTGGGTGAAGCTCACGCTCGACCTCGGCGGCGGCACGAAAAGCATCGGCCTGTTTGCCCGTATGTTCGGCGGACTGGGCGGCATCCTGCGCACGGGTATCGGCTGGCTGACCGGTTTGGGACGCGCCTTCTTGTGGGTCGGCCGCCTGTTTCTTACCAATCCGATACTGCTGGCCATCGCGGCCGTTGTCGGCGGGCTGTATCTGCTGTGGAAACACTGGGATACGGTGAAAGCCGCGCTGGTGGCGGGCTGGCAGTGGATAGACCGCACCTTCTCGGAAAATCCCATCCTCAACTTTGTCTTTTTGCCCATCGGCATGATGCGCCTGCTGGTCAATAACTGGGATACGGTCGTCGGCGTCTTGAAAGCGGGCTGGGAATGGCTGAAAAATACCTTGGCCGACAATCCGCTGGTAAGGGCGTTCAGAGAGCCGGGCGGCATTCTCGACCGCCTGCGCGAGAGCTGGGAACAATTCAAAAGCGGGCTTACGCGGGGTTGGGAATGGCTGAAAAGCATCCTGCGCGATAACCCGCTGCTGGCCGCGTTCGCGGGGCCGCTGGGCATACTTGCTTCGCTGATTGCCAATATAGACAGGCTGATTGCCAAAGCGGGCGCGCTGAAGGAGGCATTTAAAAACCTGAACATCGGCGAGCGCATCAACGCCCCCTTCCGTTCCATCGGCCGCGTGTTCGACGGCAAGGGCTTTTCGGGCGGCGGCTACACCGGCGCGGGCGGCGTGAATGAAATAGCGGGTGCCGTCCACCGTGGCGAAGTCGTCTTTTCGCAGGCCGACGTCCGCCACTGGGGCGGTTGGCGCGTGGTCGACGCGCTGCGCACCGGCCGCATCGGCGCGGGGCTGCTCGGCAGGGTGAAAGGGGCATTGTCGGGCAGACCAGCCGCAGGCACGGCGCGCCGCCCCGCGCCCGCCGCCATGCCCGCTTTTCAGACGGCCGCAGCCGCTCCCTCCTTCGGCGGCATCACCATCAACATCAACGCAGGCGGCCAAAGCGCCGAATCCGTCGCGCAGGCCGTGCGCCGCGAATTAGAAAAATGGCAGGCCGCCGCTGCGCGCAGAATGCGCAGCAGCATGAAAGACAGGGATTGATATGGTTTTACAGGGTATCTTGGGGCAATTCGTTTTCATCAACGCCACCGTGCCGTTTCAGGAGTTTTCCCGCTCGCAAAGCTGGAAACACCCCTCGCAGGGCATAGTCGGCGGCGGGCTGCCGCCGGTGCAGTACACCGGGCGCGACAACGACGAAATCACCATCAGCGCCGAGCTGCGGCCGGAAATCACGGGCGGGGCAAACTCCATCGAGTACCTGCGCCGCATGGCCGACACCGGCAAGCCGCACCCGCTGATACTCGGCAACGGCCGCCTGATGGGCAGCTTCGTGATTACCGCCGTCAGTGAAAACGGCAGTGAAATCAACCGCGACGGCACCGCCCGCGCCATCTCCTTCTCGATGACGCTGAAAAAAGTGTCCGACTCCGCCCTTGGCGTGAAAGGTGTTGCCCTGCAACTGGCCGTCACCCTTGCGCGCGGCCTGACGGGGATTTGACGATGGACGTGATTGGGAAAATCGGCGGACTGATCGGACAGGCGGAGCAGAAAGCCGTCGGCATCGTGGAAAAATACCTGCCTCCGCCGGTGGCGGGCAGTCATCTGACGCCGCAGGCGCTGTTGAAAATCAACGACCGAGAGTTCGGCACGGAAACACAAAGCCGCATCCTCGGCATCAGCCTCACCGACAAACGCGGCTTCGAGGCCGACGAGCTGACGATAGAGCTGTCCGACCATGATGGCGCGCTGGCCATCCCCGACATCGGCGACAAAATCCAACTGTGGCTCGGCTTCAAAGAAAGCGGGCTGGTTTACAAGGGCGAATACCTGTTTGCCGAGTTCACCCACAGCGGCAGCCCCGACACCCTGTCGGTTACCGCGCGCGCCGCCGATTTGGCCGAAACGCTGGCCGAACAGAAGGAAAAGAGCTGGCACAAAACCACGCTTTACGAAATCGTCGAAACCATCGCCAAAACCCACGGCTATCCATACAGCATCAGCGCCGGATACAAAAACGAGAAAATCGCCCATATCGACCAGACCAACGAGTCGGATGCCGCCTTTCTCACGCGGCTGGCCGAGCAATACGACGCCGTCGCCACCGTCAAAAACGGCCGTCTGCTGTTTATCCGTACCGGGCAGGCCGAAACCGCAGGCGGGCAGCCGATAGAGGAGCAGCCCATCACCCGCGCATCGGGCGACGGCCACAGCTTCACCTACTCCGCCGCCAACGCCTACGCCGCCGTGCGCGCCTGCTACACCGACAAGAAAACGGGGCAGAAAAAAGAAGTGCTGGTCAATGAAGAAAACCTCTATCCCGAGAAGGTCAAAGTGGCGCAGACCAAGCCATACAAGCGGCCGCGCAAAGACAAGGCCGCCGGCAAAACGGTGACCGGCAAGACCACCGTCAAAACCGTGGAAAAGAAAAAAACCATCGACGTGGCGGGTAAAAAAGTTAAAACCCTGCGCCACCTCTACGCCACAGAAGCCTCCGCCCTCGCCGGCGCGCGCGCCGCCTTCGCCCGCATCCGCCGCGGCCTGGCCGAGTTTTCCATTTCGCTGGCGACAGGCCGCCCCGACCTTTATCCAGAAACACCGGTGACCGTTCAGGGATTCAAGGCGGAAATCGACGCCGAAAGCTGGCTGATTGTCGAAGTCGCCCACCGGCTGGGCGACAGCGGCTACACCTGTTCGCTGAAACTGGAAGCACGGCTGAAAGAAGAACGCGCGGGAGAGGAGGCGGAGGGCAAAGGGAAAAACGGGCAGGCATAACAAAGGCCGTCTGAACATTCAGACGGCCTGCCAAACAACGGACGGCGTCAGCTTCCTTTCCGTGCGGCGGCAATGGCCGCATCCAAGCGCGCCATTGCTTCGTCATGCGGCATGGCGGGGCGGCTGTCGGACAGGTTGCGCGCCATTTTGCGGTTCAGCCATTCGGTATAACGCGCATCATCCCGCTCGTCTTCAAACAGCGCAATCCGTGCCTTGCTTGAATGCAAAGACCGCCTGAAACCTATTTTGTCATTCGTCATGATAATCGTCCAACGCCATGATTAAATCCGCGCCTGCTTTTTTTACCGCATAGATAAGCGGATCGGCAGGAGAAGCGGGAACGCGGGATGCCGATTGGAAACTACCGCCGCTGACGGCGGTGCGCAGGCGGATTAGGCTGCTGTTCAAATCTTGGGATATTTTGCCGCAAAGCCTGCCCAGACGGTGCAGGTCAAACAGGATTTCCTGTGCCGCCGCTTCGCTGCCTGCGGCTTGGGAAAGATAGTAGGCTACGGCTGCGGCTGTGATTTTTTCCGTAAGGGCGGCGGCCGTTTCAATACGTTTGCTTTTGCGCTCGCTGATGCGCTTTGTCTTTTCCCGCCGCGACAAAAACGCCCAACCGGCAATCGTCAGTGCGGCGGGCGTCAAAGGCAGGATATAGACGTAAAACCAGTTGTCAGGCTGGTTCATTTGGCGGCCTCGCGCATATAGCCTTTGATTTCGTCAACCAAAGCAGGCTCTTCATCGGAAACCAATTCGATGCGCTTGAGCAGATCGGACAGCGGCCATTCCTGCAGGCGTACCAAGCCGCCGAAAGCCTCTTCCAAAAATGACGAACCGTAACCCATCGCGCCGTCGAGAACAATCCGTACTTTGTCCGCCTGACGCAAAGCAGGCAGCAGATTGCCCTTTAAAAAGTGTTCGCCGGAATAAGGGCCGTCCGTCAGATAGCGTCCGGCAGGAAAGGCGGAAAAGTCACGGGCGACATTTACAATCATTATATTGTCCTTCATAAGATAGCCTCCTTGTCGGGTAAAGGAATGCTCCAAGAAATCATGGTGCCTGAAATAGCGTTTTTTTTGTCAGACAAAGCATGGGTAAATTCCTGCGGCCTGCCTTTTTTCGGCATCCGGCGGTACACGCCGCCGCCGCTGTATATCGTTACTTTTGCCGAATTATTGCCGATTTCGTCCAAAAAAAACAACCATCTGTTTCAGCCCTTTACCGCGATGGGGCAGCAAGAAAATCAAAACGCTGCGCCATCTGTACGACAGCGAGAAAAGGGCTTGGAACGGGGCACGGGCGGCATTCAGACGGCTGCAACGCGGGGCGGCCCAGTTTTCAATCCGCCTTGCGGCCGGACGGCCGGATATGTCGCCGGAGACGCCGGTCAGCGTTAAGGGATTCAAGCCCGAAATCGACGGCGAAAAATGGCTGGTAACGGAGGTTTCGCACCGTTTGGACAGCGGCGGCTATGTGTGCAGCCTGAATTTGGAGGCACTGCCGGACTTGGAGGGCGGGTGAATCATTTTGTTGGAGCCGCCGAAATGATAAGGCCGTCTGAAAGGTTTCAGACGGCCTTATCAAAATTTCAGCTTACATGGCGATAAACTTAAGGGAATTTCCATTTGCCACAACATCCCCCACTACAAGTCTCACCCAAATTTTATCCCCAACCGATACGGGAAGATGATCCAAACTATGATGCACCAATCCGCTGAATACTTCAGGATTTTCCAATACTGCGGGCGCATTGCCGACAGATGGCATTTCGAATACTGACAAAACATCGGCATCCCTAAGAATCTCCAAGCGCAAAGGCGCAAAACTCAAATCCTTTCTAGAAGTCGGAATCTCGAAAGTCAGACAAAGATTTAATTGAGCCAATACAAAATCACGCGACGGCAGCGGGCAGACCCCCGGATAAATGCCAATCAGACTGTAACGGAAATCGTCCGCATGGCGGATAATACTATCGCAATAGTGGATATGCAGTGATACAGGCATCATGATTTGAGTCCCTCCACAAAATCCCATTGACGGTCAAAAGCCGCCCGTACATCAAGAGGGCCGATACCGAAAACTGCAGCTAGCTTATCGACTGTATCATTACTCAAAGTGCAGCGGTTGTTTTCAATGCGCGAAAGATAAGACTGTTTCAGACCCGTTTTTTCAGCAAGTGAGGATTGCGTCAAACCATGTTTCAGACGCAGCGATGCAAACGTCGCTCCAGCAGTATCCGCATCAAGTCTTGCAGCAAGCTTTTTGCCTGCCCTATCCATCGCAGCAGCACGGCGCGGATTTTTGCGGACACGTTCCACATAGCAGCAAGCATCTGACGCATCAGAAAGCGGCAAGACCTGCTTGCCTGCAACCAATACCGCCGAAGCTCTGACAGTCGATGCAGCGGCAGGCACGGAAAAAGACTCCGCCGAAGCCGTAAACAGACAGACCGCCCCGAAGGCAGTCCAATTTTCAATATTCGATTTTTGCATAGTCATTTTGGATTCTCCGCATAATCGGATGATCGGGCTGATAATCAAAGCCCTCGGATTTGTCGGCAACCGCCAAAATATAGATTTTCCGGATAAACGTCCGGTTCGGCTGCATCTCATTTCGAATGCAGTACAAAATACGCAGCGAAAGCGCAGATTCCTCATCGAGCCGTAGCCGCATCACGCGTATATTCGCCCGCCACAACACAGCCACCCGTTTGCATTCCATACCCAAAAGCCCGATGGGCTGATCGTAATCGCGGCAGTAGTTTTCAGAAAAGAGTTTGTCAAAAAGCGCAGGCGTATCATCGATAAGCGCAATCACATTATCGATATAACCGACCGCCTCCTCCTTACTCTCGAAAAGACGTTCCAAATCCGCTTCCGCATGATCGTGAACAATAAGTTGCATATTATATCTTTTTAGTTATATCCCGCAAGTGGCCACCCCGCCACTCGTCTCAAAATACCGACAAATACCAAATTAAAACGTACACCCTTATCAGAAAGGTCGTCTGAAAAATTCAGACGACCTTCAAACTGTTTATTAACGTGTTCGCGTCAAACTTTTGACAAATCTCTAATGACTGATTTCATCAAATTTGACGCCGCGGTTTGTAGTTCTTCCGCATCAAACTTTTGGTTATCAGTTGCCGCGATATGAAAATCTATCCAAGCATCACTGAACTCGTTTGATGTAGAAATACCAAAATCCTTATATATTTGATTTACGTTGTCACGGATACGTTGGGATAAAAATTTCATCAATATCAGTTTTTTCGCCGTAATGGATACAGAAAGACACTCTTTCAGACGGGTTTCAATTTCATCTATAGTAAGTTGTTTTTGCTGTTTCCTTTTTTCCTGCTCCTCTTCTTGTTTTTCTTTTTTACGTCTGAATCGATTATATATATGAGAAGCAAAGAATCCGACAATGGCGCAACCGATGTTAAACAGCTTTTCGATGTCATCAAGTTCCACGCCAAAAAATGTCATGATGACAGCCCAAGCCGTTTGTTTTCGTCACGCGCCAATTCGATGATGCGGCGGATAAGCTTCGGGTAGTAGCCGTCATCGGGGAGTACGACCAATTTATCCAGTACCTCTTCATAGGTAAAGCCGTCTTCTTTGATTAAGTTGACAAATGCACCGCCCAAGAAGGCAGAATCGGGAACGTCGCGCAATTTGGAAAAATCTACGGTAACTTTGTCGTACTTCCGAAAAGCATCGGTAAGAAAGGCTGTACGGAAAGCATTACCGTTGCTGGTCGGATTATCTTCATAGGTTCTACCCCAAGGGTCGTCTGAAAAATCTAAAATATCGATTACTACTGTTTCCATGTTCAAATTTCCTGTGTATCAGATAGGTGTAGTGTCCATTCTACCAAAGTACCGTTTAATGATGTAGTGGCTAGTGAAGCAGAAATGTCGCCTTTCCAGCCTTGAATCAAGCCCTTCCCGGAATAGATAAAAAAGCCGGAACCATCAAAACGGCGCAAGATTTCCACCAGTTTATGCAAGCCGTTGCCCCGCCCGCCACCGCGAAATCGGGAAACACCTTCCTTAAGAGCGTCATCCATAAAATGGCTTTCGTCTTTGATCCAGTCGTCTGAAAATAAATTGGAGTAGCCTTCTGTGTGACGGGATAAGGAGCTAGGTATTCCGACGCCCAAATCATAAACCAATACATTCAAAGAGATGCCGTTTGGGGATTGCCAAAGCCAAAACATCTGCCACCATGCTTTGTCTGCATAATGGTTGAAGCTGCCATTGCGGCCATTGCTACCCGGAGATGTCGGGTAGGCGTGATTTTTCACGTTAAGTAAAATTTCGCTGAATGCCGTTCTTGAATAAGAAAAGAAATTCTGCAACATTTCCGCACGTTCAGGGATTATCTTAATCAGTTTGCGTTCTTCCTCCGTCATTTTGTCCAAGATTTCACGTCTCAAGCCGATATAGTTGTCGGAGCAGCCAAATCTGAAAAGACGGCTGTCATTTACAAAATTATTACCCGCCTTTAGTGCAGAAAGAAGCCCTGTTTTAATGAAAAATTTGCGGTAAATCGGAGATTTTTTACACAGAAAATTAAAACATCCGTTATTTTCCTTGCTTCTCTGAATCATATTAACATGGGCAAACAAAGCTAAAGCGGCGGCGGCTGTAATCTTTTCTGTGTCAGAAAAATCGATAGTCAGAACATCTGCAGACGTATAAAGCTGTCTGAAAAAAGAAGCAGTTTCAGCAGCATTAAAGTATAGACAAAGCAGGGATGGCGCTCGTATGGTCAAGAATCCCGTCATTCAAACACCCCTCCAACCTGTGTATCTGTCTGCTATGCGATAGCCGCCATGAGCTGCCGCCATAACAAACGAAATCAAAAACATAATCTCATATCCATCTTAAAAAAATCCCCTCCCCTCAAAATCCCGACAAATGCCAAGCCCCGCGCACGCGGCCGCAGATGGTTAGTTTTTCCAGCTTGTCGCCTTCGACGGTTTCGGTGCGGTATCGCGGGTTGTCGCTGATGACGAGCAGGCCGCCGCCGACGGAGGCTTGCAGGCGTTTGGCCTTGAGGCCGTCGGCGAAAGAGAGCAGGTAGACGCCCTCGCCCTCGAACCAGCGGACGGAGGTATCGACGAAGAGCACATCGCCGTCTTCGATGGTGCCCTGCATGGAATCGCCGCGGGCGGTGATGACTTGGATGCGGGAGAGGTTGCCGCCGAGTTTTTCGCGCGCCCATGCCTTATCGACGTGGACGTAATCGACGACTTCCGCCGTTTCGTTGTTGACGTATCCGTTGCCCAGCGAGGCGATGACGTCCAGCCGCTCGAAACGGATGCGGTCGTCTGAAGGATCGGAAAGATCGTATGACGGGTCGACAGAGGGTAAAAATTCTGTATTTTGAACTAATTCATTTTTTTGCATATGTTCTTGTATATATTTTTGGTAATTATTTTTTAGTTTTTTTAAGAACTCTTTTCTTTCTGTGGAAAGGTCGTTTATCCAGTTTGGTTGATCTAATTCAACCCAAGGGGGAGTATTAACGTCATCATATGGAAACCCTTTTCCAATCATTAGCCAATCTAAAGAAACTCCTGTTTTCTCAGCAATTTTTATATAAAAATCGCTAGGCATTTCATTTTTTGCGCGCCAATTAGAAACGTTAGATTCGGCAGTATCTAGCATTTTGGCAATTTCCTTCCCTGTGCGAGCGGCCAAGGCGAATTTTACGCGCTCCATAACATTGCTAAAATCTCTACTCATAAAATACCTATAAAAAACAGATGGATATTAAAAATAATTCAATTTGTTGAATTATCATATTCCATTTTTTGAATTACGCGAGTAATATAGCCGCGTCGATATATGAACCACGAAGATTTTACTATGGAAACCACGAACGAAAAACCTTGGCGCGGAAGGGATTCTGGAAATCGCGTGTCGCAATCAGTGCATTTAAGAATTAAGTACAGCGATTTAAGCGCAATACAAGCTGCCGCTGCCAAAGAAAATAAACCAGTTTTAGCATATATCCGAGAAGCGGCCGTAGAGAAGGCAAAAAATAAAACTTTAGAAAGCCTAATGTCAGCAGAGCAACAAATCGAATTTATCAAAGAACTAGGGGGCGTGTCAGCGGTTGCAGAAATCTGCGGAATAACTCGAGGAGCCGTTTCCCAATGGCAGAAAAACGGTATTCCGAAAGCCCAAATGAATTTTCTAAAAGCAAAGTTTCCAGTGCAGTACAAACAAATTTCAGACGGCATCAATCCAAACCAAGGAGTAGGGAAATGAATCAAATGAGAATCAAAAGAACCGTTTGCCACATTTTGTCGGGCATTTGGCTGCATACGGTAGAAACCGCAGGGCGTGAAAAAGCGGCGGCCATGAGTCCGAAATATGAGCCGCCGCGCATGTCTGAAGTAAGGGTCTACGGTTTCAAATATGCGAACACAAGATTCTGCGGCTTCGAATGTCGGGATCAGGTATTGGCAATCAGATCAAATGCCAGCGAGTAACCTTTGACCGCCTTGCTATAGTCGCGCCAAGCAATATCACGCAGGCCGATGTCGTAAAAGATATCGAGGATTACATAGTGGCGATCGTGATTGTAGGCGATGGAGCGGTAGGGCTTGCCCTCGTGAAGGATGCATAGCCGGTGGTCGGGAGCCTCGAAGCACTCGGGATGCGATTCAAGCAATCGGCTGACTGCATCGTCAAAATCGGGGCGGGCTTCGGTCAGGTATTTATCAATAGACATTTTAAATCCTTAAGTTGTTTGGTAAGAGATTCAATCTTAGGGAAAGCGCAGAATGAATACAAGCAGTCTGCATCAACCAAGGAGCAGAAAAATGAAACTGAAGAAATGGCAGAAACGCGCGCTGAAAAGCGGCATCGTTACCGTGCAGGACTGGGAAAAGCTGAAGGAACAGACCTACCGGGCAGGCGCAAATATGGCGGCAGACGCCGAAAAACACGGCGGCATCGAGGCGGTAAACCGCAAAATCCTGAAGGCGTTGAAGCGGCTGAACCGTTTGCGGTTCGGGCGGATTCCGCAAGAAAACCGCCCGCGCCGCGAGCTTGAAACGAAGCTGAAGGATTTGGGTTAAATCATATCGGCTTCGGCCCTACCTTTTGGCTGCCGCACTTCGAGTTCGCGCCTGATGGCGTCGGCAATGCGGAACATGTGTGCAACATAATAATGATCATCACCTCGATAATCATCAGCATAAGGAGCGGCTAAGGTAGCTGCAAGTTGCAAAACTTCAAATTCGGAAAGTCTCATTTTAATTACTCCGTTTCAGGTTAAGGGAAATGACATTGTAACGGGGCAATGACAAAGCGGAAAGACGCTTGACCCGCCGGACAGTCGGCACAAATTGCAAATTTCAGACGGCATCAATCCCAACCAAGGAGCAGAAAAATGACCGAACAGGAAAAACCGCGCGCCCAAGGCGGACGGTTGAAAAAATGGAAAACGGCTATTGCAGATTGGGCGGCGTACCGGCTGCTTCTGACCTTAGGCCGAATTCACTTTGAAGATGTTCGACCGCCCGAAGCATTTGTTGTGTTGCCTGCGCAGAAAACTGAAGCGCCATTTTCACGCTGCTGTGGTCAGACGCGAACTGATAGCAGGAAACGGATAATGTTTTTGACTCCGCGTCGTAACGAATCTCAAGCGGCGAGTCGATCTGCAAGGGATAAATAACGGTCGAATCCATGTGTTTTCTTTCAGTTAACAGGAAAACGGATTATAGCCGAACGAACATATTTCAGACGGCATCAATCCAAACCAAGGAGCAGCAAAATGAATGTTAATGAAGCGTTCGATGTTTTGGAGAAGTCGGTGATGTATCCGCAACGGGTGCAGGCTTGTGAATGGTTGAATGCGGGCGGTTTTCCGCCCGCCGGGGAGGTCGGCACCGCGCTGGCGGTTATCCCTGCCGGATGGCTGTCCAATCCGCCGCCCGAATGTGTCGTGCAAGCGTTAGCAGCCGCCGGCTTTGGGCTTCATTGGGCATCTCATGCGCCAGATGCTGCGCTGCTGATGCTGCTTCCTCTCGAAGGTCGGGACGATCTTCAAGCAGAGCGGCCAGAAGATGGGCGGTCATGCGGTAATTCTGCGCCTGTTCCCGCCCAATGAGCGGGTCGAGTCCGACTGTACCGATGGCTTCTTCATAGCTGTTGGGAGACATTTTTTTACTCCGTTGCAGGTTAATGGGAATGACATTGTAACGGGGCAATGGCAAAGCGGAAAGACGCTTGACCCGCCGGACAGACGGCATCAACCCCAACCAAGGAGCAACAAAATGACCGAACAGGAAATCAAGGCAGTATTGACGGCGCAGGCCCATATCCGGGCAAGGAAAAGAGCCGTGATCCATATGGCTTTAGGCGAAATGGAAGCCGCGCTGGAAAGAAGCGGGGTGTTTATTCGCGAGGACGTGTGGGCAGGATATTGCCGTCAAAGTCTTGCAATGCTGCTTCCGCAAGACTGCGCTGAAGATCCGAAGGGCCGTGTTGCCACAATCGCCAAAGTTCTTGCCGAAAATCCGCAATACCTCGGGGGGTGCGTTCGAGAACCTTCAGGGCAACGTCCAGCGCAAACATCGCCTCCGCCTTCTGATGCATCTGGAAATACAGTTCGCCGTCGTCGCGGACTTCTTCGATGCCGTCTGATTCTTCGGTGTACAGATGGTCGAGAACCTCTTGAACTTGAGGTTTCAGGTAGTCGTTAAGTTCCATAAGCAGTGTCTCCGTTAAGTGATGTATGAAATTCGATTTTAACGGAAAAAACCAATCCCAAACAGGAGCAGGAAAATGCAACACCAACACAATATGACATGCGCGGCCGGCTACTACGACGCCGAATTGATCGAGGCCGAACGCCTTAAATTCGAGGCATGGATAGAGGGGCGCGGCGACGGTGAATGGCTAAAAAGCGGGGCGGATTGCGCCGTTCCGCGAGACTACAAGTGTGTAGCCACCCAGTCGGCGTGGGAGGCGTGGCTGGCACGGGCGGCGTAGCCGGCGGACGTGCCGCCGGTCATCGGCGAGGTGTGTGTATCTTAGCCTTGCCTTTGACGGCGCGTAACCAAGAAATATCAGGGGGATTTATGGATTTAATTAAACGGACGAAAGGGCAAATCCATGAAAAAGAAACAGCTTAAAAAATATCTGCGCCAATATGCCGCCAAGCATGGCATGGCGGCGGTGTGTGCGAAGTCGGCAGCGGTGCGTCATCCGCGCCGCCTGCGCAATGCGGCTTTGCAGGCGGCGGATTCAATCCGCCAAGCGGCGCAGGAATTTTATGGTGAGAATGAGGTGCTTAGTACGGCATCCAGCGCACAGACCATTCCAGCAGTTCCCGATAGGCCTGCCGGGCAGCCTGAAGCGATTCGGGACGGCGGGTTACTTCGGAGCAGGTGTGTTCCAGAGACTGCGGCAGGCCTTCTTCAAAGTCGAGCAGGCCGTGCTTGTATTCGTCGGACAGCAGAAGCTGCTCCATCAGCATATATGCCAGCGAATGCCATGCGTCTGCGTCTGCCACGTTTGGATTTGCTGCGGTTTTTGGATTCTCCATATGCGCCTCGTTTGATTGAATTGTTGCGACAAAAAAATGAAATCTACTGCGAAATTTCGGCGATTTTAGACGAAGTTTTGGCAAAACGGGAGGAATCCGATGAAATCTGAAATCAACCATGCCATCCGCGAGATGGCGAAGTCGGTCAGCGGCGGCCATGCAGCAGTCGCGGCGGTGCTGGGCTATAC